CAGTCAAACGTCTGGGCGGTACAGACCATGGACAGACTGTTCGTGCTGTCGAGCGTCACCCGGGCTTACTGCAAACAGAGATATGATGTGGAGATCCCCGATGATGGCGAGGAATACCCAGAGGTCAACAGTCTGGATAATACCGGCTACAGCACCGGCAATGAGAAGGACAAAGTTACCGAGGTTGTTTGCTGGTACAGGGACAAGGATGGCGAGGTGGGTCGCTTCGTATGGGCGAACGAAACCACCTTGGAAAATATGCCCAAGTATTACTGGCGGCGATTAGAAGTCTGCAAAGAGTGCGGCGGCGCGAAGGACCTTGACGGGAAATGTATCGAGTGCGGCGGGACTTCGTTTAAGTCCGAGATGAAAAACACAGAGATATTAGCCGAGGACGTGACCTTGCCGCCCAAGGACAAGGACAGTAAACCTGTTGTCATACCCAAGGGGACTGAGATCCCCTATTATATCCCGAAGCGTTACCCGGTCATAGTTAGAAGGAACGTGCCGAAAAACTTTACGTTTGGCGGTCAGTCAGACATTGAGATCATCAAGGACCAAGCCGACGCGATTAAAAAAGTGGTCAGCAATATCGAGGACAAAATTATCATGGGCGGGGCCATCATCAAGGCACTGGACGACCACGCCTTTAACCTGACCACCGAACTATACAAAATTGTTAGAGGCACCCAGTCGCAACTAAACGCCCTTGGAGTATTAAATCTAACCGCAGACATACAGGCAGAAATGGCTTTCGCCCAAGAACAGTATCAATCTGCCAAGAACGTACTTGGCATAACCGACAGTTTCCAGGGCCAGCCTGACAGCACCGCAGAGTCCGGCAGAGCCAAGCAGATACAGGTACAGCAAGCGGCGGGCAGACTACAGAGCAAGACCAACAATAAGCATACAGCATTTAGAGAAATGTTTGAGTGCATGTTTGAAATGAAGCTGGCCTTTTGCGACGAACCCCGGCCCTATGTGCGGCAGAAGGAGGACGGCACCAAAGAGTACGGCATGTTCGACAAACACGCTTTTCTTGTGCAGGATGCTTCGGGCGAGTGGTATTACAACACAGACTTCCTCTTTGATGCAGATGCAGGCGCAGGGCTACCGAAAGACAAGATGTTCCTGCTTGACAAGGCCGAGAAGTTCTTGGGCGTACACGCCTTTGATACCAACCCTGCCAATGTGCGGTTCTGGACCATCTTAGATCAGATTCACTTCCCCGGTGCTGGCGACATAAAGAGCCAGATGCAGGCCGAGATTGAGGAAGCGCAGGCACAGCAAGAGCAGCAAGCGGCACAGGCCAAGGCACAGCAACAGCAAGCGCAGCAGCCACAGCAAGGACAGGGACAACAGGGCGGACAGATTTCACCAGAGATGCAGCAGGTATTCCAAGTCCTGCCGCCTGACATACAACAGCAAGTATTGCAGATGCCGCCTGACAAACAGGTGGCTTTTTTATCGCAACCGCCGGAACAGATAGCGGCGCAGGTTAAACAGGCGCAGGGGCAAGGGCAACCGATGCAGGGAGGTATGTAGATGATATACGAAAGCCAAGGGCAGGCGCAAGAAGCCTGCAAGGAGTGGCAGGAAAGATTAAAGCTACAGCATTGGTTTGTAAAGGTCAAGATATGCCGCCGAGACGACATGGGGATGGATGAAACGTGCGGCACTTGCAGATGGGTGCTTAGCCGAGCAGAGGCATTATTGAAACTATTAGACCCGATAGACTATCCGGAGGATGCCATAGTAGGGCAAGACCATGAAATAACGCTGGTACATGAATTATTGCATATTCACTTTGCACCCTTTACTGACAAATTGGACGCTGACAGCTTGGAACATATAGCCATGGAAAGAGCAACGGAACAAATAGCGAGGACATTGGTGGAGTTAAAAAGAAATGAATGAACCAATCTTTACTAAAAGAGAATCGCGCAAATACGATTATAAACCGATGACGTGGGCAATGTTTATAAGCCTTAGGCAATGGGCTGAAAACGTGGCCAATGAAATGGGCCACCCTGTTTATCTTGTTGGTTCAGTTCTTAGCAAAGAGATACCGCGAGACATTGATGTGTCGGTGATTATGCCTCTAGTCGATTATGAAAAAGTCTATGGAAAGTTGCCTAAAAAGCAAGAGGAATATCCGAAATATCTTCAAGGCGTACACGACAAAACGCTTCACATAGCCAAATATTATTTTGATGGATTAGATGCGTTGGGGTGCGAAGTTGAATTTGATTTCAAAATATGCGCCGATACTTGGTTTGGGGGTAAGCCCAAATTACTATTGGCGGCCCCAAGAGGTAAATAATAGGTCGTTTTGGTTGGAACGCCGACCATGCGGGTGGTTACGCAAGGCGGGCACTCAGGGAATGTATATGCCAATATGCAGGGGCGGGAGCATGGCATAATGACAGGATTTGTCGGATAATTACCGACCCCCTCAAATTAAGGAGGGAAAAAATGAAGCAGATAATAACGGTGGGGCAATTACAAGAATTAAGCAAGGAGCAGAAGAACAGATTGAGGGAATGGTGGAAACCTAAAACGGGAGACCATATTGACGTTGACGGATATGGAGAAGCTATGATAGTGCACCTTTTTGACGAAATGAGCGCATGGTATAGCGCGGATAATGCAATGAATCCTAAAAGGACGCACATTGACACTCTCAAGCTACGCTCCACGCCGCTGTTATCAATCGGGCAGTGCATAGAGCTACTAAAAGACATTAATGAAATTGACATTACAACTAGAAAAATGGGAACAATAGATTTCTATTTTAAGCGTCCGATGATGGAATTGGCAGGCAAACCCGAACTCATAGACGCACTTTGGGAAGCCATAAAACAGGTAACGTAGTCGATCCCCGCGCCTTATGGCGCTTTTTTTCTTGCCCGTTTTGGGCTGAATACCTTGCATCGGATGCCGGAGTCGTGCCCGGTGATTACCTGACCCAACAACAAAGAAAGCGAGGTGAAGCACATGGCAGACAACAAAGGCAACGCAGGGGATCAGAAACCCGCCAACAGCGCAGGCAAAGTGACCGCACCCAAACCCCTCGGGCAAACCTGCAACCCCAAGAAAAGCACAGGCGGCGACCTGAGAGCCAAAGGCAAATAGTTTAAGGAGGAATCCCTATGAAAACAAGCGTGAAAATGACGGACTTCGCTGAACCGTTTGTATTGGACTTACAGTTATTCGCAGAGGGCGAAGGTGGAGGCGAGGCTACAACCGAAACCGCAGTCGACCCCCTAGAATCCCTCTATAGCATGAAACCCATTGACGGATTTGCAGACGAGAGCGCAGGCGAAAGCGCAACCGATGAGGCTAAACCTGATAACGCCGATCAGGTCGAGGATGCAAAACCGGACGATATACCGCCTGCCAACGATGAAAAAGGCAACGCGAAGTGGGCAGAAATGCGGCGCAGGGCAGAAGAAACCGACAAACTAAAGGCTGAGATTGCAAGGCGTGACGAGGAAATGACCAAGCGCTTTGGGGAGCAAGGCATTAAGACTTTTGACGATCTTGTAGCAGGCTGGGACAAGGCTATAGACCAGCAGAAGCAGCAGCAGTCCCAGCAAGTAAAGCAAGAGGCCGCAACCTTTGACCAGCAGCTAAATAAACTGGTTCAGGACATGCGCGCCCAAGGCTACGACGAAATCCAAATAGGGGCCCGGGTTGATTCTGCCGTGGCCAATTTCAAAATCCGGCAGATAGAACTAAGAGAGCAGCAGCGCGAGGAACGGGCAAAGATGGAGCAGCAACAGCGGGCCGCAGAGCAGGCGCAGAGGGACAAGGAGCAGACACAGCAGGCTAACATCGAGCGCGGTTCTAAACTGCTGTATGAGGATTTTGAGGCCCTTAAAAAAGAATATGGCGACCTGCTGCCTGATGCTACCGGAGAAACTGCAGCTGCGAAAGCGCAGAGCGTCATTAGTCAGCTTGACCCGGAAACATTGGCCCGGTTGCAGCGCGGTTATACCTTGAAAGATGCTTTTGTAGCCTCGCACCATGCGGATATTCTGGCGGGTGCGGAGAAGAAGGGCAAACAGCAAACATTGAACGCTGTCAACGGCAGAAGTCACCTGAAACCGAGCAGCGGAACGTCAGAGGTTGAAACGGCCACCATCCCCGAGGAAACCTTGAAATTTTACAAACAGTTGAATCCAGGCAAGACCCAAAAAGAATACCTGGAGCATTACAAAAGATCAATGAAAGGCTAGGTGAAAAAGAAATGGCGTTTAAACGAGTTGGAAGTCTTAAAACTTCCCAAAGTCCGATTGAATACTTCCTGCTAACCGACAACGAAGCCGCGACCCTGGGTGAAGCCCTGGTGCAAACTTCCGGTAGGCTGACCAAATGCGGGGCAACCGCGACCCCTGAATTTATCGCACTCAAGACGCAGGCGGCAGAGGCTACCGCCGTAACTCCCCTGCCAGTTGAGAGGGTGTCCGAGGATACCGAGTATTCAACGCAGTCAATGGCAACCGTGGCAACTACGTTGGTGGGCAACAAAGTAACCCTGCACACCGATGGACTGCTGGTTACCGGCACGACTTCCAGCGGAGTATTCGAGATTTCCCGCACTGATGGAGCAACTACCACTTCCAATGTCCGGGGATATTTTAGGAGATAGGTAGTCACATAACCAAATAACAACGTCCATGAGCCTTACGGGGCTCTTTTTTATTGCAGTAAAGGAGATGAAAAACAGTGTTATTTTCAAAAGCAAGCGGTCTTAACGACAGCATCTACGGAAAAAGTCAGGATCCAATCAAAATGATGCTTGAACAGTTGGAAGAAGCCTGGCAGAAACAGTCCATAATCCCCGAGGTCTTTTACATGGACAAAACCACCAACTATGCCGAGAAGTACGGGTATGAAACCAGTCTGGGAAATTTTGAGCCTACCGGCGAGGGCGGCAAGTACCCGGAAACCACCTGGCAGGAAGGGTACAGTAAGACAATTGAACCAGACACATGGAAAAATAGTTTTGTTGTTACTCAGGAAATGGTTGAGGATGCCAAGATGGGCAAGGTAAAGAGCAAGGGCAACGCCTTTATGCTGTCTTATAACCGCACCCGTGAACTGTTTGGCGTGGCTTTTCTCAATAATGGTAATGCAACCACCATGAGTTTTGGCGGGAAAACTTTTACTATATCCGCGGCTGACGGGCAAGCCCTGTTCTCAACTGCTCACCCTTCCAAAACTGGCGGGACAGGCAACCAAAGTAACCTGTACAATGCCGTAATGAGTTACGATACCCTTTGCTATGCAGAGGAAAAAGGCCATTATCTGACTGATGATGACGGCAATATACTAACCGTGTCTTATGACACCATCCTTATTCCCGACAAGGCCACCACCAAGAAACTGGTGTTTGATGCTATCGGCTGCGATGGACAACCGGGAACTGCTGACAACAGTTACAACTTCCAGTTTGGGCGTTGGAATGTGGTAATAAGCCCTTACTTGACCAACTGGACGGGCACAAGCGGCGGCGACATGGTTTACCTGCTGGACAGCAAGTACAACGATGCCTACGAGTGTATGCCGTGGCTGGACAGGATTCCCCTGTCTGTCAAGTCCTATGTGGACGAGAACACCGACAACAACGTATTTAAGGGCCGCGCCCGTTATGGCGCAGCTCCTAACAACTGGCGGCATATCATGGCGATTGCGCCGGGACTGTCTGGCGGCTCTACGTTTTAGTTAATGTTTGGGGCGGGTTAATCCCGCCCTGCCTACTTTATGGAGGTGAACATATTGGGATACACGCATTTTAGCGGCATTGATGCCGCGCTGCTTAAAATAGCCGGGGTACAAGTAACTCCAGCAGCCGCCGAGCTTAACCGTGGCGCTCTCAAAAAAGCAACCGGGGCACTGGCGGCAGTAGACACAGCGGGGGGCCTGTTCTCTTGGGCCAATCCTGAAACCAGTACAATCCTGGTCGAGCATGTGGCAATTGTGACCACCCATGTAGCAACTTCGGCATGTACCGCTGACATTGGTACAACTGCCGCAAGCGCAACGACCCTGAGCGATAACCTGATTGATGGCAAGGACGTAAACGCTGCAACCGGCACTTTTACAAACCTTGAATCTGCCGGAACCAACGGCAAGGCCGGACAAAGGCTTGCGTCCGGCAAATGGGTTACAGGCTCGGTAGCATCCGGGGCCAGCGCTGGGATTGTCGGCACTTACGAGGTTTATTACAGAATACTGTAGGAACGAGGGGCTTTAATTAGCCCCTTTTCTACTTGGAGGGAATTTATGTTTGAGATTGACAAAGCCCGGTGCGTAACCATATCCGAGAAACTGCTCTGGAATATCTGGCAAGAACAAAAAATAAGTAATTCGTGTTCAACGCGCGAGAACATGAGTGAACAAAAACCCTATACCTGCAAGACATGCGGGCAGACATTCGAGAACGCCGGGAAGTACCTGGCAGACCAGAAAAAGCACAAGAAAGAATTAACGAGGTGTTAATGTGTCAAACGTAAAACACGGCATGTATGGGACTAGAATATATATTATATGGTCTGACATGAAACGAAGATGTTTAAATTCAAAAGATCAAAATTACCATTACTATGGTGGCCGAGGGATTACGGCATGTAATGAGTGGTTGGAATTCATCCCTTTTTATAAGTGGGCACTTTCCAACAACTATAGAGATGATTTAACAATTGACCGTTTAAACAATGACGGAAATTATGAACCAACTAATTGCCGATGGATAACGCAAAAACAGCAAAATAACAATAAACGGACAAATATACTTTTAACGATTGATAGCATCAAGGCAAGTTTGGCTACCCATTGTGAAAGACTAGGTTTGAGGTATCGGACAATAAAAAACAGAATAAGCACCCTAGAATGGGATGTTGACAAAGCTTTTAAAATGCCTATTAAAAAACGTACTGTTAAAAATTATTCACAAAAACTATTGAAAGAAGGGATATAAATGGGATGGGATAAAACACACCCCCTGCCTGTTGCAAGCGGCTGTAAAGTGGTTGATTGCATAATAGCCAGGGACGGTACGGCATCAACCGAGGCCGATATAAGCGGATATAAATACCTTTCGTTTCTCATGCCTGACGGGTGGGACGCGGCAACGCTGACAATCAAAGGCTCTGCCGTCGCTGGCGGCACAAAACAGACCATT